TCAACTCGATCTCCTTGGCGTTCAGCATCTCCATCTGCGCCTCGAGTTCCTGTTGGCGCGCACCGAATTGCGCTTCCAACGCAGTACTCTTGGCCTGAAGTCCCTCCTGCATGGCTTTCAGGTTGGCCATCTGCAGCTTCACCTCGGAGGTCTGCTGCGCCAGTTCCTGTTCAGTGGATTGCTGCTCCTGGGTCTTCTGCTGCTGCGCCTGCGCGATATCGTTGATCTGGGCTTCTTTGGCCTGGAGCATCTGCTGAACCTGGGGAGGAATCTCCGTTCCATCGGGAAGCTTCCCCGACATCGCATCCAAGACCTTCTTCTTGGTCGCACTCGACAGTCCCGAGGCCTCGATCAGGGCTTGAGGCGGGATCTGGATATGGGCTTCACCTGCCAGGCTAGTCAGGGCCTGGAAGTCCTCCTGCTGCACGGTCGCCACTTCGGGGGCCTCATCGATAATGATGTCCATTTCCATGTCGGCCATCACGTTCATCCGCGCACCGGGGACTTTCATCCCCTTTTGCACATGGGGATGGTTGTCCGGGTAGGTCGAGTTCACCGGCATGAACTTCGTCTGTTCCCCCTCCGTGATGCGGATGTACTGCTCGGAGCTCCAGAACTGCTTCATGCGGTTAAACGCCGCGGTCATTACCCGTTTCTGCCAGAAGCGGATGCTGTCGCCCTGAATCCCGAGCGTGATCATTCCACCCTGTTGATCCAGCTGCTTCGCGCGACCCGATAAATCCCCGGTGGTACCCAGGAGCGCTTCATTGGGACCGGTGGCCGAGAGAGCCAGTTGCGCTTCCTGCAGGAGCTTGAACTGCCCTTCGGCCAGGTCTGCGTTCTCGCGCACCTCGAGCTTCATGCCGGGGGTGTATTCGACGAACCCATCCGGCTTCGACAGCTCTTTACGGGCCGCCTCCTTGTCCTCCACAGCGCCTTTCTCAGCCAGTGCTTGGTTCACCGAGAGCAAATGCAGAGACTTGGAGCGACGCTTGTTGATCTCGTCTTGTAGATCCTTATAGCGCTTCACAATCCCGTAGCGATTGCCCTCCTTGTCTACATACATCGACTGCAGGATGAGCGGACACTCCTTGTTGCCCGTCTCACTGTCGAGATAAACCGATTCGGCAGGTTCTTCGATGAATCCCGCCCGGGAGAATACGGCGCGCATCCACGTATCACCCTTTCGGTAATACTGCTCGTGGATCTGCACGCGTTTACGTCCCCGATCGAACCAGCGAGGTTTGTCATCGTAGGTCGGGGAACCGGGCGCAAAGCTCTGCGCGGTGAACAGGTCGAACATCTGCGAGAGCTTCGGATACGCCGCCTTGGCTTCATCCAGGTCCATCCATTTGACGATGCCGAAATAGCGGCTGTCGGTGAAATCCTTCGCCAGCGAATGCGCATCCCAGTACAAGCGATCCCAGCGGATGTAGCGAATTAGGACCTTCTTGTTCTGCGTCTTGGCGTAGGTCTTGTTATCGACAATGACCTCACATCCCCCACAGCCCTCGATCGCCAGGTTCTCAAAGACGCTGGACTTGATCTGCGAGAAGTGATTGCACTCGGCCACATACCGCAAAGCACTCGTCGCAGCATCCGCTCCTGCATCGTCCTCGGGAGTGCGGGGCTGGGCCTTGGGATCGGTCCTGAGCTTGCGCTCGAGGCCTAAAGTGTAATCAACCTTGTCCTTGATCCGGTTGTCGGTGATGGCCGGCTGGCCGCGCTTCTCCAAGACCGCGAGTTCCGTGGAACTCCACTGCTTGCCGTCGTAGTAGTCCCGATAGATCTCCGCTTCCCGCCGAGCATTCGCCGTGGCATCACAGCTTTGGTTGAAGTTGAAGACGAGCCTGGCGAGCGTGGGGTTGTCGGTGTCGATCGCGGCCAAGGCTTCATCAGGGTCCGAGGGCAGCAGATCCTTTTTGGCTGCCTTCTTAGCTTTGGCCATTTATGCAGTCTTTATTCGCATAGTTATGCATCATGCGCGGGCAAATAGATGGTTATAGTCTGAAGTATGCGCATAACGTTCCACGAGGAACCCATGCACTGCGTCATGCGGTTTTCCAAGCCGATGTGTCGTGCTCTTCGAAGAGCTTGGAATAGCTGTCGGTCGGTTGCTGGGCCTTGGAAGCGCCCGCGCTGATCCAGGGGCGGGACATGCAGGCGTAGCGCGTCTCATCCCCGGCGTGGTCCTCAGAGTCGGTGTCCACGTCCTCAGCCTTAGTCGAATCGTGCTGCAGCATGGGTAGCGTGCGAATCGTGTGCACGCAGGTGCTGAAGAAGTACAGCATCGGCCTGCCATCCTCTCCCACCAGCCGGCCGCGGATCTGATCCCAGCCTGGGATGCGCTTGTTATCGCCCGGCTTCCAGACGAGCGGCGCCATACGGGATGCAATGCTCGGGCCCCCATCCTCGGCAAAGGCCGACGGATCGATGACACCGTAGGCGATGGTGTCGCCCTTCTCTCGCTCCAAAACGCCAGGGATATCCTTCTGACCCGGCACATTCTTCATACCCGTGCGGATCTGTTCGGCGGTGAGCTTCAGCCCCATATTCGGCTGGCCATCCTTCATCCCATACCACTCGCGGTACTTAATCAGCGCGCCGCGGGGGAACTGCGTCAGGGAACCGTCTGAGACCGCGTACCAGCCGACTGAGAAGGGCTTGGATGAGCCCCAGTCCATGGAGCGAAAGCGCGTCCAATTGGCTGGGAGCTCGAGAGGCGCAATGACATGGCGCACCCCGAACTCGGGGAAGAACGCGCCCTCAATGACCGACCAGTCGCCTTCCTTAATCGCGCGTACAAACGTGGGCGATCCCGCACCCTCGAGTCTCGCTTCATATCCTGGATCGTTGGAAATTCCAATCTTGTTGTCCTGCAGACGCGCCTTGATGAATAGGCGCTTCATCCCGGATCCGTCCTCCGGCACGAATATATGCCCACCTAACGGATACTCGTCGATCTTCCAGTAGGCCCGCACGTTGTGGTGGCCGGGCCCGCCCGGGTTCGCAGACGCCCGTATGCGCTTGTTCGGGATGTTGGCCGCTGCACTACGCAGGCGTGCTTTCATCCGCAGGTAAGGCGTCATGCTCGACCATAGTGCGATCTCATCCCACCCGATCCACGTATAGGCGTGGCCCCAATATTCCATCCAGTCGTCGTCCGACTCCATGAAGCGCATCTTCAGAGTCGCACCATTCGGCCAGGTCCAAGTCTTGGTCTGATTGCTCCAATTCACCCCCGGAAACCAAGGCGGGTAAATCTCCTTGGAACGCGCTATGAGGTCCTCGAGCTGCGGGTAGTTCTTCCTGAACAGAATCCCGTGCCAGTGCTTGCCGTACTCCCTCGGCACATCCTGCGCAAAGTCGCCCAGCAAAAAGTCGCTCTTGCCGCCGAATACCGCGCCGCCGTATAGCAATTCATCAACCGTGTCCCGCTGAATGGCCGTTAACTGCGGACCCGGCTGGGCTCGCCAGGGAATCACTGTCGCGCGCTTCGACGGGGATGGGCTGGGCAGCATAAGTACCTAGCGCGCCATCGACATGCGCATCGACACTCGACAGCTTGGGTTTCTCATAGCCAATGGCTTTTCCAGCCGCGTCAATTCGCAACACGAGCGGCTGACTGGCATCCTTGTAAACGGACATCAGCATGGCGTGCGCATCCCCATCGAAAGCAGTCGGCCCCAGCACTTGGGCGATCTGCTCGTGCGCCTGCTCTACAGCAGCTTCACGCTCGACAGTGATGCGGTTGGGTGTGCCCTTCCTGCGGCCACCGGTCTTACGGCCTTTCATCTACTGAGGTCTATTTTAGAGCCCCTGCAGATTAATTAGATCGTAGAACTGTGCCCCGGTGAATGCGCCCTCGGGTGGATCTGCATTCGCTTTGAAGGTCACGACCTTGCGCTCTACGACGTTGCTGCGATTGATAATGGTGTTCAGGGTGGCATCGATTTGAACTTCGACCACAGCGGCAGGGGTCAAGGTGGTCCAGTCAAGGATAGCGGTCTGGGTGGTCTCGCAGTCCACACGGTATTGCAGGGAGCTGGCAATCTGCGGATCCTCGTTCTTGTCGTAGAACTTCGCCTTCACGAAACAGCGTGAGCCCTCATTGAGCGTGGGAACCATCTAGCCTCTCCGGAAGAACGTACGGATCTCATCAGTGCTGAAGCTCAAGCGCATCTGGGTGGCCAAGGTCGGGATGGCGAATTGGGCCGTTCCCGTCAGATCCAGCGTGAGATCACAGATTGCACCCGCGATACTGACCGACTGACCCGCAAGACTCAGGGTGAGCGGAATGCTGGCGGTGGGCGTCAGCGTCCCGCCACTGAGAGTCGGCGTACCCGTGAGCCCGCATAGGATCGCTTGCGTGGCGCTGGGCAATACCCGCAGAGAGCCACTCAGCCCACAAGTAATACCCGCAGTCGCATTGCCCTGGAGCGTCCCACCGACCGTGCCTGAGAGCCCCATGAGAAGCGCGAGCGTCGGAGTGGCGGTGAATCCACCCACGCCACTCAAATCAGCATGGGTATCGAGCGTGGCGCTGTTACTGACGAAGCCTGCTGAAATCCCGCTTAAGCCGAAATGCACATCCGGCGTGACGAAGATATTGAGCTCGACCGACTCCGGCGGCGTGAGCCCCGCATGCAGATCCAGGGTGGCGGATGTACCGGCAACGCCCGACAGTCCCAGCGTGATCCCGAGACTGGCCGCTGCCGCCCCACTGACGACCGATTTGAGCAGCAGCAGCATCAGAGGTTCGTCGGGCTAATGTCGTGGGAACCACAGGCGTTGCAAACATATTTCGCGCCTTTGCCGTGCGGACCGTGCCGTAACTGCAAATTCTCCAACCGATTATCACCGACGTCGCCGTTGATGTGATGGACGGTTTCGCGACGTTCCAATACACGCCCCAATGATCGGGCCATCACGAGGCGGTGCTCTAAAACATAGCCTATATGGTTGCGCATAGATGCCATCGGATCGTCCGCATCAACAAGTACGCTCATATAGCCCTGAGAATTCTTGATTCGGCCGCCCTTCCAACTTCCATGACGCTCGCGCGCATTTTTCTTCGCGAAAATACCTTCCCGGCGAAATATTCTCGAAATCGTGCTCGGAGCGAGTCCCATTAAACCAGCGATTTGCGCGTAGTTATAGCCGGCATCATAAAGTTCCATCAGCCTCGCTCGATGCTCCCCTGTCAATTCAATTTGCGAATTGCCACGTGGCCGCCGCTCAATACCGGCCTTCCGCAAGGCCGCGATGACAGCGAAATTGCCAGCGCCATACTTCTTGCCAATCTCAGTCGGTGTCATGCCGGAATCGTAAAGACGTTTCACTTCGCTAATATCGGGCAATTTGCGAAGGCGTTCCTTACGGAAGATCTCCAAACCAACTCGTTCAATGCCACGCCGCGCGAGTTCTTTATAGAGCGTGGCGACAACCAATCCGTATTTCTTGGCGGATTTAACGCATGACTTCGATGTCTCGTAGTCCGCAACCGCTTTATCGAGCAACTCAATCGGAATAGTGCGTGGACGACCCATAAATGACCCCGTTTGCTGTGCTAACGGAATCATTATACACTTAACTTCGTGTTAGTATACACTCAATCGACTGTCTCCGCTAAGGCTCCACTGTTGAACTGGAACGTGTTCGAGGTATTGACCGTCACATCCGAGGATAGCTGCGCGTAGGTCAATACGTTGCCGGCCGTATTCGTATCCATGACTGCCACGTACCGAATCGTGCCCCACCCCGCCGTAGCAGTGGGGAACGTGGTTGTGGTCGCCGATCCATCACCATCGGTTGGCGCACCAAAGGTCAAGGCGACTCGAGCATAAGAGCCGCCGGTCACCTCATTGGTGAGCGTGCCGGCTTTCAACTCGGCCAGGGAGGCGGTCGAGGTGAAGAGTGCCGCATAGACCGTCGTGGGACTGGTGTAGGCCGTATTGCGATAGACGTGATTCGCGATCTTGTTCGCGAGGTAAGTCGATGCGGGCATGGGGGCTCCGTCAGATCAGCAGGTAGGTGAGATGCCCCCGGACGCCCACAGCAGCCCCGAGGTTGAGATTGAGCGCGGTATTGGAAGCGGTTTCGAACCAACCCGCCGGATTGAAAGGCGCGACAACACCGCCATTGGCGGCTAATGACATCGGACCTGTCACATCCGTACTGCCGTTCTGAAACTTCGCCGTGACAGCCGCATCTGCCACCAGTACATACGCGGTAACGCGAATCTTGTGAGTCGCATCGGCTGCCACAATGGCCGTCTGGCCGCTGGCG